AAAGTCAAATCATATTGTTTACCAAATTCTTGTGAAATTAAATTTGCCCCATCATACCACAATTTACTTAAGTTTCTAATTGCTGGACTTACAGAATTATAAACGGTAGTTAAATTAGAAATTACAGTCTCTTTTGCCTTCTGATAAATAGCTTCAGCTTTTTGAGTCTGCTGATCTTTATTTAATTTCTTATAATCAATAGCTTCACCTTTATTATTATACACAATTTCTTTATTCAAGAAAATGTCTGATATAATACTTGCTTTTGTGTTAGGAGAAAACTGATCCAATGAATTTAACACATCTTCAAAAGACTTATTCTTTTTAGCTTCCTTTAAAGCTTTTATATCATTTTCATATTCTGCCTTATCAGCTTTGTAATTTTCATCTTTTTTATCTAACTTGCCTATTGATTTCTGGATAGATGCAATTTTCTTATCAATTAGTCCAGCATAATCAGAAATTAATTGTTTTTGTTTTTTAGCAGGTAATGCACTGAAGTCTTTTACTATGTTTTTAAAGTCTTCAGAAGCAAACACATTGTATTGAGCTAACTTTAATGCAGTACTATTATAAGACTCTTGAGCGTTTTCCTTAACATTTTCTTGATTAACTTCACCTCTAAATACTTCTACTTTTTCTTTTCTCTTTGTTTCTTTATCAACTATCTTATTAGAGAATTTAATCCAAGTGTCAACATCTTTGCCTTCAATAACTCCAGACTCAACTTCATTCGCAACTTCTTTAGTTGTTTCAACGAATTTAGCTTTGTCTTCCATTACCTTATCTAAAGAGATGTTCATTACATCTTCAGCAAACTGCTTTTCATCGTAATCCTTACCATAATTTCTTTTAAGATAATCTTTCGCTTTTTGAATTGCATCAGCAAGATTAACACCTGCTTCAAGAGCAGTAGCAATAGTCTCAATGGCACCATTCCAAATAGCGATAGGAATACCAAGGCCAGCACTGTACATATTACCACTGTCACCTTTCCATTTTCTAAGATTATTAGCTATAGAATTTCTTTGCTCTTGAGCTTTTGTATCAACTTCCGACTCTGTAGCTTTTGCATAAGCCTCTCTCTGAGCATCTACATAAGTATCACGGTAGGCTATCGCCTCATCGTACTGCTCATTTGTAAACTGCTTCTCTTCAATGTTTAACTTGTTCTCAGGATCGTATATCATAGCAACAACATCGGGAGTGCCGTGTTTTGCTTTATTCCAACCATCTGGAGCATACTCCTCATTAAATGGAAGACGAGAGACAATTCTAAATCCGTTCTCTTTGTATATCTTAGTGAGATATATATCAAAATTGTCTAACTTAATTCCACCTGCTTTAATAGCTTCTTTTAAGAGAGTATCAGAGACACGTCTCGCCTCGCTATCAGGGTTTTTATAGACAGCTTTAATATCACCATCAGCTCCAACAACAGCCTGTCCATCTTCATTCATGATGATGGTGCCGTTCTCCACATCCTCAACCTCAGGTATGCTAACTGACCAGTAAGTTTCAGGATCATTGTTTTTAACTTCGGTTAATTTATCAACATAGGCTTGAGACTCTTCTGTTGAGTTTATTTTTTTCTTCCCACTTTCTTGGGCAACTTCTTCCCCTTGGATGCTTGGTTCCATTCCTTGACGTTTACGCCCTGTTTCTCTAACTTCGCCTTGTTGGCTTGGAAGAACTTCTGTTGTGCTTGGCTCTTGTACGGCATTTATTTCTGGTTTTTGTAGTTCTGGTTGTGTTGGTATTTCACCTTTTTCAGGTGCCTTTAGAGAATTTAAAACTTCTTCTCTCATTCTCTCTGCTTCGATATATCCAGGATCATTTTTACCTAGGCCTCTATTCTTAGCAGCAAGTTCCATTGCTTTAGCAATGTATAAATCAGTTAATACCTTAGATTTTTTCTCATTAGATAGTTCCATATACCCTGGCATTGACTGCAATCCTGTTTCAAGATTTTCCAATTCAGTCAATTGCTTAGTAATTTCATCTAATTCCTCTTTAGAATCAAAGGTTATATTTTTTAATACTGTTTCTTTATTTTGAACAATACTTAGCAAGGCATCTTGTTCTAGTACATTCCACTTTCTTCCTTTTTTAAATGGAGCTAAAAATGCAGTTAAAGAAGCTGCACTTTCCCCTGCTCCGATAATAGAGTTTGGATCAAAGTTTTTGTTGAATGAGGCATTGTCCCATGTTAAATTTGCTCCCATACCCATTAACTGAGTTACGAACTCTTCCAACATTTCTTCTGCAGTTTCGCCACCTATTTGTTTGAAGTGTTGTTCAAGGCTCGGTAAAAGTGTTCTGTTAAACATTCTTACTGCTTCTTGATAGGTAATTCTACCTTTAGCGTATTCCTTAAGAATATTTTTAATAGAAGGTTTTAAGCCATCGTAGAAGTTTTTTGATTCAGGAACTATTTGAGTAATTTTACCAAGAACAAGGGAGGTAAGTAATCCAAATTGAGCTGCTTCATCGTCATCTAGTCCATATGACTTAGCCATGTCAGTCATATCTGACATCATTGTAAGACCTGTTAATAGAGGACCTCCTACTATTCCAGTAAGAGCCATAGCACCTAAATTACCAATACCTGCTGTTGTGTTCATCCAAAACTGCTGCATACCTGAAAGTCCCTCCATATCTTGGGGTTGGTAGCCATTCATGTCCTTAATCAATTCATCTACATGAGCTGACCAAGTGTCAAATAGTTGAGTTTCATCTCCAAGTGCATCGGCAATATTATCAGGGACTTTACCTAATTTAGCAAGCGTAGATAGTCCTGATACAAATAGATTACTACCTCCATATAATGCCGTATAGAAGAAGGAAGTAAAGAAGTCCTCTGACTTCATTCTATCCTCGGCTATCTTTTGATTTCTTTTTTCGTTCTCATCTTCCTCTCGAAGGTCATTCATTGCATAGTTTTGGTAGAAAGAGAACTCTACACTTTGCAAATTACCTAGTTTCTCACCTAATCTTTTTAACTCGTTAAGATTCTCTGGAGTTGCTCCTGTCGACTCTGCCGCACTTGCAACTTGATCCTTAGCTAAATTTATCTTAAGTACTGCATCACTTAATTTGACTTGATCGCTCTGCTTAATTTTAGCGGAAGGGTTTATATTGCCATTCTCATCTAAAGCACCAATAGATTTAAGAATTTCAAATTGAGATGACACAACTTGCATTGGTTTTTGAGCAAGTTTTTGATATGTAAGTATATCTACTGTATTTGAAAGAGTTTGATATTTAGACTGTAAATAACGCATAGTAGTATTTACAGCCTGATTGCGAAGGTTCATTATAACACGCTTGTCCGCATCATCTAATTCACTTACAGGCATAGTTTGGAATCCACCTGTCTTTCTCTTATAATAGTTATAAGTAGAGAGCATATCAGCAGCCTCCTTTTCATGGCCTTTATTCCTTAAATACGTTGCGTAATCTTGAATGTTTTGCTCATATATAAATAGAAGAGAGTCATTAAGACTTCCCCATTGATTATATAATTTTTGCTTTTCAGCATATGGCATATTAGGTTGAGCATCTAATATTTTCTTTATGTTGTCAATTTCTGATTGAACATCATAAGGGCTTTTAATCTGAGTGCTGTATGCATCTTTATATCCATTTTCATTAAGATCATTAAAGTCTGCTTCTGCCTCTTTATTTTTTATAGTCTCTAAAGAAAACTCTAAATTACTTCCGCTTCCATTTATAGGCCAGTTTTTATAATCCTTATATACTTGATATTTATATTGATTGTAACCGTTTTTTCTAAATTCACTTTGCTCCGGTGAGGCATCCCATTCTTTCATAAAGGACTCAGCCATTTTTCTGCCTACGCGATTACCTTCTATTTCATAGAAATCATTAACATCTTTTGCATTAGGAAATTCGTAGGCACCGGTCTTAGGATTTATTTTTATAAACTCAGGCCCCTTTCTTTTCTCTTCTAATTGAGTATACAAAAGATTTTCGTCAATTGTATTTATATACAAAGGCTTTGATAACTTTCTTGGTTCTTTAGCGACTGTCTTTTCCGTGCCTGCTTGAAAAGCTACGTCAAATGCTTGTTGAGATTGCTTCTCTTCCTCACTCAAACTTGGATCAATATTGTTAATGAAATCCTCCGTGTCATATTCCTTCTCCTCTTGCCATGGACGATCAACATTTTTATTGATGATATTATTCCATAGACTTTCAGTAGCTTGATATAAATTTGTGGATTTTAATTTACCTAAAAGAGTGTTTTGAACAGGGATCTCACGATCTTTATTGTCTCCACTGATGATAGTAGATTCTATAATAGGTTCATTCGTAAAACCACCAAAGGCTCTGTCTGCAATTTCTTGTGCAGCAGGATTACCAGCAGTCTCTAAATAGTTTTGAAAACCTTGTTTATTTCCTTCCTTTTGGAGTTGTAAAAGATCCTTAAAAGCCTCTGAGTTTTGTAATTGAACTGTGTACGGATTCTTACTGATAATCTCTGAGTATTCCGAGCTTCTCTTGTCAAGAGACTTAACCTTGCCGTTTTGAGAGACGTATACTGTATCGCTTGCAGAACTAGGAGTATATGCAATTACAGCTTGATTAGGGCTGTCTGTAGGCTTCTTCTTTCTTTTATAAGTATTACCTGATACAGCATTGGCATCATCTACAATTTTATTAACCTTATTTGCATCAGGCTCTTTCTCAGAAATAACACTACCTACTACAGTAGTTTTGTCTAAGTTGTTAACATCTGTATTTGGAGTTTGAGCTGCCTGTGTTTCTAAGACTTGCTCTTCAATAGGCTTCTCAGGAGCCATAAGCTCAGGAGTCTCAGGCATTTCAGGAGCTTTAGGCGGTTCCTGTAAATCAGAAACAGGCATATCAGGCTTCTTATTAGCCTCTTTTTTTGGCTTGTAGACAATTTCACCAGTCTTTAAATTACGCCAAAAAGTGCCGTAATCTGTAAAGCCTCTATCTATAAATGCTTGATCGGGACCTAACTCACGGTTATATCCAGGTTCTCCCTCTTCAGGTCTTCCTTCAGGCTCAACACCAACCGCTTGGGTTTCCTCTGTAGTCGCTGATGGCTGCTCTGTAGGCTGAGATGATTCGACCTCGCCATCCTTTTTTTTTTTAGGAATATCGTAATTATTGATGTCCTTACCAAATTTGGTCATGACTTCATCTAAACGATTTAAAAAGTTAGCGTCTTTTAGCTTTGCATTAAAAGTCTCATAGTCATCTTTTACATTAACAAGAGGATTTCCCTTTAACTCATCGTATAGATCTTTCGTGCTAGCCATTCGTAGGATTTGTTTTTATAGTTTAACAAAGATAATAAGAAAACTCTATGTTTTGCACCTTACTCAATATCTGTAACTAAACCTGTCTTTCTATTGAATATATTATTTACAGTACCCCAAGGATCACTCATAGCTTTAGAATCTAATGTGCCTTTTGGAGTAGCTTCATCAAAAGTAACTAGAAGTTGTTTAGCGTTTGATTTAGAGTTATTAGTCACATCGCTTTGACTGCCGTAAATATCTGGAGTTTTAGGGTATATTAATACCTTTACATTTTTACCTGATCCGCTATCAATGTTTGCCCAACCATTCCCATCTTGATCCCATATAATATTACTAGGTTTACCTACAACTTCTTTATTGTCTATAGTGTAATATCTACCTTGGTCTGGTTTCCAAGTTTTATCTTTCGCTTGCTTTTCTGTCCATACCCAATCTAATAGAATCTTAGAGTGAGGATTATCTTTATCTTCAAATCTCCAAAGATCTTCAAGTTTAACGTAATTCTGACCAGCACGATTTTCTATAGCAGCTCCTGTATTTTTGATAGCATCATCACTAACATTTATTGGCATCATGAAAACTCCACCAACATTTTCAGGAATCCCGATTGAATTAAATTGATAACCAACATTACCTGGTCCTGAAATACCTGTATTACCTGTGTTTGTTTCATTTGAACCACCAGCATTATTGACATTAATAGTCATCGTGCCTTTTACTTGTACCCCCACATTAGCACGTAACGCGACAGCTGTTCTAACCTTATCGGCCAAATAATCATCGTAATCGGTGTATTGATCAAACTCAGCATCTGGGATTCCTTTATCTTTCTTAAAATTGAATAGCTTCTCCTCTAACTGACTTTCATTAGAGGTTTTAATTTTATCTATAATAGGCTGTATTTTATCTGAAGGTATTTCTTTTTTCAAATCAATCTGCTTCATGTTTAAAGCTGCCGCTTTAATATCAGCCACTTCTGTGTCCAAAGGCACTCGACCAACCGTTTCATCTACAATTTTCCTATTATCAGGAGCCTTAGCAAGAAGCTCTTTATTCTCTCTGTAATCTGTAACAATTGCATCTACAGACGATGGATCTTTAGCTTTTCCAATCTGTTCAACATAAAATTTATAAGCGTCTTGGTCAGCTCCTTTAATACCTTCTATCTCATTAATATCTTGCTCATAACCCTTCATCTCATTAGAGAATTTATTAAGGCTAGCAATCTCTTCAGCAAAGGCCGATCCCTCTGGAGTAGTCGCGTCCCAAATAGGGATACCTGCCGCAGCCATCTTGCTATACGTATCACGGATTTGGTTTGCCTTATTCTCTATGGCACCATTTAACACCCCTTCTGTAGTCCACGTAGGTTTTACAGCAAGAGCCGCATCGTTCTTTGTCTTTAAGTCTTTTTTAGCCTGTACGCCTGCTTTTAGAGCAGCAGCTTTATTAGCCGCTTCAGCATCTATTTTACCTCCAAAATCAACTGGTTGATATACGTAAGGACTCGGTATTCTAGCGTTTGTTTCTAAAGCCATTATTTAACGTATTGTGGATAAGCTGTTTTATATAATCTGTATGTAGCATCTGTTGGAGATAAACCCTTTATCGCGTCTAATACTACTTGTTCACTAAGATTCAACCCTCTAAGAGTTACTGCCTGAGTAGTTAGATCACCTACAGAGTTAGCTGCGATTGAAGATCCAATAGTATCAAAACCTGAGGCTATACCACCTCCGATATTCTGTGTTCCTGCTAATTGTAGATCTTTTACATCTCCTTGCATTTCTTTGTAAGGAACGAATTTATTAGTTTGAAAAGCTTGGTCAGCAAAGGGCTGTAGACCGCCAAGTCCCTGCAAATAAGTCTGCATAAGACCTTGTTTTGTCATAGCTCCCTGACCGATAATGTCAGCATATGACTGATTAGCATTAGCGTTAACACCAACTAAGGCTCCAAGACCTGCTGCTCCAGAAGGTGCCATATTAGCTATGTTCTGAGTGGTATTAGCCACGTTCTGATTAACAGCCTGTAGTTGTTGAGTTAACCCAGGAGCCTCGCCTTGAGCAAGGTTTAATTGACCTGCAACGCCTCTCTTAGCAAAATCAAAATCATACGTAGGTTGAGGTCCAAGTTTCTTCTGAAGATTCTTAGCTTGTATTTGTTGGTATGCTCCGTAGCCTATCTGGCCTGCGGCCTGTATTGCTCCTAATAGTGCTAAACTCATGTCAATATAAATTTAAAGTTCAAATATACAAAAAAATTACTGAATTATTGGTTCTGACGCTGCGAAGTTAACACCAACATTCATAAGTATCTTTTTAACGCTTGTATCAGAGTTTGTTAGAGTGTGTTTTAATACGTATCCTCTAAGCTCTCTACCATTCATTCTCGCCTCTAGAGGAGAGGTAAAAGCAGGATCGTTTAAATCTCTGAAATATCTTGAGACGTAGTACCCCTCTTGATTTTTAAGAACTGCTGAAGGAATATTACTCGACATGCCCAATGGATATGTTTGATTCGCAGGAACAGATACCTGTACATAAAATGGGTAGTTAGCCTGTTGCAAGTGAGTGTAGAATCTTTTCACAACCGTTGGATTATCATTAAATACAAAGTCTAATTGTTGGGTTCTAACTAAACCTAAAAAAGTTAATTCTGAGCCAAAATTCTCTTCATATAACTCTCCAAATGTAAATATATTTCCACCTCCCGTAGAGTAAGCTCTGTTACCTAATTGAGTGGCAAAAGCAACGCCATGTTGAAGACGAGTAATCCATCTATTTCTCTCATAGGAATAAGACATACCTTCTCCAGAAGTTTCTTCAAAATCACCGTAGTAATAGAGCGAAACACCTGGACCTGTCTCATTGTCAAAACCTATTGGAGGATTAGAGATTAATACTTGAGTAGATCCCGTTCCTGCATTATATGATACTGATGATATTACAAAAGAACCGTTATTTTCAGGATTGCTAGATCCATCTATAAAAATAGTGTCACCTGAAGATAATACACTTGTGTAATTGCCAACTAAGATTATTTGGTTTGGCTTAGTCATGGCAAAAACAGATATCTCATTTTGTGTAGGGAGGTTACTAGAAACTTTATCGCTTACATAAAATGTATATTCGTTATTATTACGGTTGATGTGAGACCAGATATTAGCGTTGTTATAACCTCCGTAAATATTATTTATTCTTGCCGTTAAATCACGTACCCCTTTTGAAAACTTCTTGTCTTGTTCACATATGTTAATAACTCCACCTGCTGTTACTACTGCAAATGCAGAATTGTAATAATCATAGAAGAATACATTATTCTCTACACGAGAAACTGATCCTGCGTGTATTGTACCGTAGTCATCATCGTGAGGTCGAATACCTGCAAATGTCTTATCAGAGAGGATTACATTGTTCGTTCCATCTCCATTAAGAGCAAATGCCTTTTGTATATACACAGAGGTAATCTTTCTGTCTTGGAATGATTTTAATATATCTCCTACTTGAATCAATTTATTAATACCACCCTGCTCTTCTTTAAGAGCTACATTATTAAAGAACTCAACTCGGCTCAGTCCGTTTATTTGAGTATTATCAATAAATGCATTGGTGTGATATATAGAAGATTTTAAATGCTGTCTCTTAGCAAATGGAGAATATAGAGCAATACGCCCTTTGTTATTCCAATTAGAAATATAGTAGTCAGAGTAGTGAGGATCTTCGCAGAACCAAGATCCTAAATTATCATTGGCATCTCCAATATTCTCTAGATCTCCCGTATAAGTATACCCTGTTGCCATAATACGTTGACGTATATAAACGTCACCACAATCAAGATTTAATTCAGCATTAGTTATATTTAATACTTGATTTGTATCACCTCCATGTACACGATCTTCCGTATGAGCATTTAATATTGGAAACTCTATGCCTGTCTCAAACCAAGGATCATTCTCACTTTGTTTTTTAGGAGTGTAAATCTCAATCTGAAACCCTCCGCTTACTAAAGTCTTATTTGTATTTTCTCCTGTGTACTGTAAATAATCACCAAGTAAATTAGAGTCAAAATAATTTACCGTAATCATCTCTTCTCCTTCAGGCCCACCTGCTGGATCGTATAGCATGACATTCAGCTCTTGAATTTTGTTAATATCATCTGTTACATATTCAGGGTAATAATGGTAATTGTCATAATCAACTAATCCGTTAAATACCTTAACCTGTAACCCTTCGATATCTAAAGTTGCTGTTGGTGAATACACTGGGCCAATAGGTTCATTACCTACTTTTAAATAAAATTTAATTTGATCTCCAGCGGTTAAAGAAAAATACTGTTGGCTATTTACATTAAAAGTAATAGGTGATGTTGGGTATGCAAAACCATAAGGAGCAGCTATTTGAGTAAAAGCTCCACCATTTATAGTTATTCCTGGTATGAGAGTTACAGAATTTGGATCTGCATATCCGCTTTCCCAAGTTAATAGCAATTGACCTAAAAAACTAAAATTGTAATTGTCTGTTGCAGGTACTGTATATATACCTGTTACAGGATTAAAATCAGATCCAGGATCAAAAGCTTCTGTTAAATAAGTTGCCAAATCAAATAGATACGTGCTTGATGTTGCTTGACTTGTAGTTATTATATCATTACCAATAGCTAATAAAACCTCATTTTTTTCTTTTTCAAACAAAGCTCTTTTTCTAACAAAACGAACTAGATCTCTTTGAGATGGAGTTTGATTTATTGAAGCACCTATGAATTGTCCATTATCATCTGACTTATAATAATTTTCTAAAATTAAAGATATTGTATTGTCAGGATTATAAATAATTGATTTAACAGAACGCTGTTGGAAATTAGCAATATTTGTAGATGGTTTATATAATATTTGATAATTTGTTGCCCATACAGGTGGTTGAAAATCATTAGCTATTTCCAATAACATCTGAGTATAATAAGGCTGTCTATTAAATCCTAAATTGTTATTTAAGTTATTATCAGATAGATCTGTATTAAAAGGATTATATACTTCCCCTGCTGGAATTAATACGGCTGTTCCGTCACGATTTGCTCTATCGTAATATTGAATTGCAAATTCATGACTAGCACCAGTTTTAAAAGTTCTTGTGGATTTATTGTTTCTTAAAACTGTTATTTTTGAATTATAAGAAGTTGTGTTAGACGTGTCTAATTGTTGCTCCGTCTGACTAAACCAAGTTTTTGCCGTCAGCTGTAATGTATCCCATGAAATAGTATTACTTCCTATTACTATAGTATTTGCTGGAACAACCAACGCGTTAACCCCATTTTCAGCTAAGAAATCAATTAACAAAGTATTTACATAAGCTATTTTGGATAAATCTGTACCATACAATGCGCCATCTATTTCTGGCACCGTAAAGTATAAAGCAGGATCTGGTAAGACTGTATTATTTAAATACGAATCTAAATCTTTTAACTGAATAATAATAGTGTCTCCAGGTTCAAATCTATACTTTACAAAATCATCCCCACCGTAATTACATAAACTAATTACCTGAGATCGATACCCTAAACTTATATAAGCATTTATAAAATCAGCTAAAGGAGTTGTAAATGCCGTATCTTCAATTGCGAATCTGTCAATAGTAAATTGAAAGTCACTTGTGCTAACTTCAGGCTTGTCGTAACCTTCTACGTAATTACCTATTGCGAACTCATTAGATGGCAAGTATTCAATTGCTTTTGCTACTTGAGGTATTAGGTCGTAGTTTCTCTCAGAGTTGCTTATTGCAGGCCCTGAGGTCTCGTTTTTGAATGTTATGGTCTCAGTATCTTCATTATCCCACCCCTCTTCTAATTTGTCATACTCTTTGTATAAGAAAAACTCACCTGTATTTCCAATACGGTATGCCACGCGAATCAATCTCACAATAGAGGATCCTGTGCTTATATCTAATTTAATAGTATTATCTATAAAGGGATCAATATTTACTGTTTGAGAGATGTATTCCCCACTTGGAGGAAGTGCCATAATTGATATTGGAGACCATGCGGATTCTTCGTTATCGTCATAGATATATTGGTAACGGAACTGAAATAATTTATTCTTTAGGTTATTTGCAGTCTCAGTAGTATCGGTAAAATATTCTGGCTCAGGAGAAAATAAAGGTGGGTGTTTAATCCAATCTAAATTATCAAAAGTAATTTCAGAATAACCATTAGGATCTGTACCGCCTGATTCAGTGTATAGAATTGCCTTCTCAATATTAATTTTTCGAGGAGGATTGAAATCATTTCCTTCGTATGAGTTAAAATAATTATCGGTCCAATACAGCAAGTTATTAACAACCGCTGAGTGATAAATAGGATAATCTAATTTAAAATTAAGGATAGAACTCTCAAGTATCTTTGTATACGATAAATCTTGAGTGCTGTATCTCCAAATCGTGTGGTAATCTAAATCATTCCACACAAAGAGAATTAAGTTGCCACTTGTACTAGCTTCTTTACCTTCAGTATCCTCACAGGCACCGATAACAATATTAATTCCAATAGGCAAATTGTTATTGGTTCTTAATAAGTTACCAGTCATTGACTGTAAAGCTCCCTCATCTGAAGTGTTAATACCATAGTTTCTAGAGTATAAAGCATCTCTAAAATCTGTATTTGGTATTAAGCGGTCCTCATCATCGGTATTTATACCTCCGTAAAAAAAGTTTGACTGTGAGTACATATCTTATCGTAGTTTTAATCCAGGAGCTGAGTAGTATGCATCAAGTAATTCATCAATAGTATTACCTTGAGACATCGCTGCATCTGCCATAGACTCGGTATAAATTCTCTCTCTGTTTACAGTGTTCACAGGATATTTCTGTGGTTCAAATTCTGCTAATTGCCATATGATATAATTCCTCATTGGCTCGATATAGTAGTGAGGGACAAGAGTCTGAGAGTTAATATCGGCACCTGTGCTTAAATACTCTAGGACAATCTTTCCTCCTCGTACCTCATTACTTAATTGTATAAAAGTATTTGTAGGATCCACTCTGTAGTAAGCCTGGTTAAATCCACCACCTGCTGCAAAGAGGGCAGGGAAATAAACTCCGTTCCATGAGTGGTCAATAAAATACACTCCAGTCTGAACGTCTGTTACACCTGCTTGCGTTATACTATCACACGCTTGCATGTCTGTGGGAAGAGACATGTTCGGATCGAGGCCTAGTGTCCACAAACGTCCACCGTAGTCAAGAGCAATCTTTGTGTATCTCATGATATCAGGAGGAAGGGCAACTTGATTAACTGAGTTAATATCTAAGTGTGCTACCTTAAGGCAAGGGAAAGCTGTAGTCCCTCTAACAACCTCACTCATCCATTCTATACCGATCTGCTCTAAACGAGGGATCTCTGTAGTCTGCCCCTTAACACGGTTGAGTGCAGATTGAATTACGTATTCTATATTTTTTACTGGAGTACCTTCCATTATTGAGCGTAATTAGTTTGTTTAGGAGTATTATCTTGGCTCGTATTGTTTACAACTTCTTGAGGTCTTGTATCTGTAGCGCGAACTAATTCAATCACACGAGTTAAAATGGCTGATATAGAGCTAGGCATTACTGCTTCCTCATTATCATCCATATCTAAGAAGTTAGGAACCATATAAACTGTAGTTGTATTAAAGTTTGGATTACAAGTCCAGATTAATTTCTTACCTCGAACATAGAACTCAGGCTTAGACATATTCTTAATTCTACTTAAGAATAAATTCTGATCGTCACTTTGACGAGAGTAGTAAGTATTGCCGCAAGAGTCTGTAGCGTATTTAACACTCATCGGACCGTATGCAGGAGCAGCAGTAAGCGTGCTAAAGTACTTTCCGTTCTCACAAGTTACTGGCAGGTCGTATGGTAATACCATGGTGCCAAGTACTGAGTTGTCAGCCGTAGCAGCTTCTTGATATACAATGGCAATAAGAGCAGACACTGTCTGATACTTATAACGCCCCATAATATCATTCGGCACGTCACCGCTAGCCAAACGCTCTTGTATTAAATCTACTAGGTCTCTCTTAGTCATTATGGTCTACCTTTTTCAATTTCTATCGTCTGTAAGCTATTCATATCCTTAAGATTGATAGCGAAGAATTTATAAATAATATTGATGATATCATCATGAACGTCTTCTGGCCATTCCAATTCAACACTCTCACTCGGATCTCCTGCCGTAAAACCAGGTCTTACAGTAGTGTCAGGAAGATCACCGTGATCTGTCCCTGGAGGAAGGTATACAGGAAGCAAAGTGATATCACTAAAGTCATAGTCGTAGTTGGGAGTTAATGGCATTCTAATATAAGTAAAACTAATGTCATTTATACCTCTCGGTCTAACTAATAACTTTTCATTCTGTATTGTAGCAATTGGTCTACTTATAGTTGGAGTATATAAAGATGTGCTAAGTCTATAAGAGAAATCCTTATTTGTTAACATCTCAATATGCCTATAAACCTCCGTAGATCCGCTAGTACTGTTCGTGTAATCCATACGGCTACTCTGAACATATCTTACGTAATCTGAAGGAAGAACAGCGTATCCGTAATCATCTAAATAAATTGGAGATGATGAGCTATCACCAAGCGTAACAACAAAAGGACGTAGATTATCAATCATCTCCTCATCCTGCTCTAACACAACTAAGAAGTCATTCAGCTTCTCGATATTAGAGTAGCTCAGTGCTTTATTAAAGCTGTCGGGAGTCACTACGTTACCATAGGCATCCTTTCCTAGCTTTAAATAAACTTGTTCGTATATTACGTCTAGTGTCATACTTTATTAGTTATATACTCGAATTTCAATTGGAGTGTAGTTCAACACGTCATCGATTGAAGAGGTTGTTAATTGAATAATAGCGTCATTGTTTCTAGCTAGTTTATATGAAGCTCCACCTCCACCTGTATTAACAGACGAGTCAAAACCATTACTAGGGCAAGGTATAAATAACTTATCAATTAAAAATGTATCGGCTAATGTTGCTCTGTAAACTCCAGCAGAAACTCTAGTCCACAAAATACTTCCTATTGTGTTTTCTAAAACAATTGCTGTTGGAGCGTTAGTCCCTGTTTGACTCATAAGAGCTGTATAAACCTTATATGTAGGCTGAAGAGCTTCCACATCAGCTTGCAGTGTAGTTATATCACCTTCAATTGTAGTAATATTTCCTTCAATTGTAGTAATATTTCCTTCAATTGTAGTAATATTTCCTTCAATTGTAGTAATATCACCTTGTATATTTGTTATATCACTTTGAATATCATCTATCGCATTCCAAATATCAGTATCCTCGTCCTGCAATTGCACAATATCCTCTTCAATATTTGTTATATCACTTTGGATCTGCTCTAAAATAGACTGAGTAGTAGATCCAGGAGTATTAATCCAACGTGGTGTGTTATCATCTCCACAAGAATCACAAGAGCAAGAAGATCCGCAAGAACCTGAACAAGAGCCTGATCCTGAACAACCGCAAGAAGATTCACCTCCAACTAATTCGTTCATTAAGTTCAAGTACTCATTAGCCTTAGCTGTATTGCCGCAAGCTCTCTCCATTTGATATTGAGAGAAGTAAGCATTAATTAATGTTAATTGCTTTGCATAACGAGGAGTAGTAACACCACAAGCAACGTCAGAATTAAACGCTTGAGTCATGCCGTCAATACATTCGTTAATAGAACACAATTGACCTAAACATGCTACATTATGATTTAATGTCTTCTTTAATTGATATTCAATAACCAAATCGTCATCTTGAGTATACAATAATTGAACATCCATAATAGCTGTCCACATTCCTGTTGCAAGTGTGTCTACTGTAAGAGTATAATTACCTGTAGTAATTGGTGATTGCACTCCCTCTGCTGGATTAACAGCAGGAGTCGGATTTACTAAACCTTCAGGATAGAATAAAGATATAGTGCGAGAAAGAATCTCAGGGCTGCTTGCAGTACCTGCGTCATTTCCATAATAAGTAGAGTCAGTTGCTGAAATTAAACCCGTTGGGTAGTAATCACAATTATGCTCTACAGTAAAACAAGCTGTTAAAGTATCGGCACCTAAATATGTAAATGATACAGCTGTGTATGTTGCAGGATTATTAGGATTAATAACTGCGGTACCATATTTCAAAGTATATGTACCATACACAATATTATTTGAAGTATCAAGAGGAAGGTTGAAATAAATTGATTGAGTGCTTCCGTCAATCAACTCATTCCCAATTGTATTTTTGGTAACGAAAGCAACACCTGATGGACCTGTGATAATACCATACAAGTCTTGAGAAACTGTTTGATCAACCTTTACCTTTTTGGTGGTTATATTAAAGTGTAATGTAGTAGCCATTGTTTTATTACGAATTATACCACGAAGATAAAAAAAAATAGGGTACAAACTGTACCCCATTTCAGATTTTTATGAAATATTCTTAGCTAATTGCCTTCTTAACAAGGTTTAAAGCTTTTTTATCCTTAGATAGGAAGTCAGCCAAGCCTTGTTTGTCATCTACTGGTAGATCTGCAAGAGTTACTTCTTTGCCGTTTACAATCAAAATTGTCTGCGTACCATCCATGCTTGGAACTAAACGATCTAAGTTCCACGCCTTCTCGATAATCTCAAGAATCTCATTGTTTTGAGGAGGAGTTAGAGTGTCAATCACATAGTTACGGTATTCAGCGTTCTTGTCCATAATGGTGTAGATACGTGAAATAATAACTTCTTTCGTATCATCAGCATTAATAACTATATTACTCTTAGCGAAGTCAACTAACTGCTCTCTTGTTAAGTTTGCAATTGCTACTTTAGCACGAGCTTCTGCCATTTGAGAATTTGCTTTCTCTGTAGCTTCTCTTTCTGGCATCATGAATTTGTAAGGAGAATTAGGTTTTCCTTTTAAGCCATTAGCAAAAAGACCGCTAAAGTTGTACACAAACCACAATAACTCTTTATCTTTCTTAGGATCAAAAATAAAATTAGAATCAATAGGTATGGACTTAGCAGGAAATACTTTACGCCCGTCATTTCTATATTGTGGAGGTCCATTGCTATAACGAATTTCTCTTTGTTCACCTGTTGTAGGATCTACAAAATTATGGAATAATAACATTCCATGTTTAGGTTTTGAAAAAACAAATGGCATACCTGGATTATTAGTTTGCAATTTTCTTATTGCATCTCCATTGTGAGTCATTCTAATAGTTTTGTTTTTAATCATAAAATCTGGAAATACAGACTTTAATTGATTTAGATCCTCTGCGTCAAGCGAGAATTTTTCACCGTCCATGAATAGCATAGTGTATATTTTTTTGTGTTGTTTTTACGTGTGTGAAAAAGAAAAAAAAAGGAGGGAGAAACTCACCTCCCCTTTTTATATATTAATCCAAAAATTATGGATTTACTGGGCTAAGTTTAGTGAATTGCTCCAATACGAAGAAGTCAAATCCGATGTCTGAAGACAAGTAAAGTTTAGCAACGTCACTTGGTCCAATCTTACGAGCAGAAGCACGTCCATCGTCAGTGATCTCCATGAAGCGGCTATATCCGTTCATTTCCTTGTAAACTAACTCGATACGGTTGCGAAGAACACCTTCAGCATCAGCCATCTTGTTCAATGGAATAACCCATCCACGTCTGCGTAAAGCGTTAGTGTTAACAGCAGCCAAAGTAGTTGGATCTTGCATGAAACGAGCTTGCTTCAACATGAAGTTGTAACCATCTACAACTAAACCTTGGTAAGATAAAGTACCAGTTAATGCCTCAACATCACTCATGTTACCACCGAAGAATACGTCAGCAACTGAAGAGTTCAATGCGTTTACGTTAGCATTAGCAAAGTAACCAGTGCTTTGAGCGTCTTGATTGATTTCAGAGTACAACTCTTGAGTTAACCAAGTCAAGAACAAGTTGCTAGAGTAACGCTTAGACATTTCAGTAGCAATTGTACGCAAGTCATCAACACCAAAGTCACCAGCAGCAGCACCAATCTCAGCAGTGTATCCTCTTGAACCAATCTCAGCATCAAGACCAGAGAAAGTTTGTGGAACAGCAGAGTTAGTTTGAGCTTGACCGAAGATCATTGATAAAGCGATTTGCTTAATCAAACGATATTCAGCTTCGTCTTGACCTTCGTAGAAGAAACCGTTCATCTTCTTAGTACGACCATCACCATACTCAACTTCCATGAATTGAGGAGCGTTGGTTTTTTGAGTACCAGTTAATTCGTAAGTCTCCTTGAAGATTTGAGTCTGCCAGTTGTACTTAGTCCAGAAAGACTGAGATGAAGTTGGTTGATCAGAACCTTCAGCCCATGCAGAACCTACAACGATAATTGTATGAACTTCAGCAGCTACTAATACAGAAAGAGATCCAGAAACAACAGCATCTAAAGTAACCAAATAATCATCTGAAGATGGAACTTTTGCAACATTAGATACACGAGCCAAAGGAAGAGTAGCTTCAGTAGCAATCATAACTACTTGACCAACTTTTGAATAAATCAAGTTGATATCAACGCTATTGATTGTCTCACCTTCAACACGAATAACAGCTTGGTTGCCTGTAGGGCCAGTTTGAACAGTACCGCTTACAGCAGCATCGTAGAAACCTTTCTCCCAGTGCCATCCAGTGATGTTTTGAACACCACGCTTCATTCCTAATCCCATCAAAAGTTGGAAGTCAGAAAGACCGTTGTCACCGTACTTGTTTTTCAACGTACGTAAATAGTGTGGAACCAAAAGTCCACTTGTGTATGAAGCGTCAAATAACGATAATAGACCGCCATTTAAACCTTCACCCGAAACAGGAGCAAATGTATTTGCCATTGTAATGAATGTTTAAAATTAATAAATCACTTTTTTTATGGTTGTGACTCGAAGTACCTTTGTAATTGAGACTTCTCAGACTTAGCGTCAGGTTTCTCGTGCTTAACCACTTCTGATCCATTATGGAACTCTCTAAGAGCTGCTTCTTGGGCCTCCCCTCTCACAGCGGTTATTAGAGCTTTATATACATTCTTCGCCTCAAGTGCCTCGGCACGTGTGCGGATGTACATATTTATAGCATCCATATTTTGTTCATTAGCAGGTAAAGGGTTCGAAGAAATAATTCCCATGACCTCTTGATTGATTATAGTTCTAGTCTCCTCCGACACCGAAGTCTTTACTTTTAAACCATCAATCTCAATGTCAAGTTCGTTAATCTTTGATGCCTCTGTTACAATTGGCTTCCAATCACTAACTAACTTGTTAACACCCTCTTTTTGAGTGTTAATTTGTTCTCGCAAAGATGCAATAAAATCTTTATTCTCACCAATATTTTTTAATTTTTCTTCTACAATAGAAATGTTTTTTCCTAATTTCATCTTCATTGTCTTAGGAATGTCTTCACTAGAGGCATCAACATAGGTGTTATTCTCCTCTGCGATGGTCTCACAAATCTCATCGAAAGTTAAATCTTCAAGAAGAGAAGGATCTTTAATAACCTCAGCAAGTGCCATCGTTTGAATAGGACTTTGACGCATATCAGAGGCTGTTTTTCCAACAAATTTATTGGCAACATCTAAATCATTAATGCCTGTGGTTTTGATAAAGGCATTTAAGTTAGCTAGCTTTTCATTTGCAAAAGGAGACTCTAATTCTTTAACAAGAGTTTCTCTCTCTGAAATATAAGGCTCAAACTCATCAAACTTTTTAGCACGCTCCTCAATGGTCATGTACTTCTCTTTGATAGAATCAATTGATTCAAAATCTCCAAAGATAGCTTTTAAATCAGAGGCTTTAAATGTAGGCTCTTCTACCGCTTCTGGTGCCGCACTTGAAGAACCCTCACTGCCATCTGTACTTGGAGTAAATTCAGGTGTACTTCCTAAATCTACTTTGTTTTCATCCTGTACCCCCAAGGCATCAAAGATGCTGGTAGCTTTCATTTCATTTTCCATACGTGTGTTATTTGTGTGTTGTTATTTTATTTTTTTCTCATCGAGCCTGTAATCTCTGCTCCCGTCTGTTCTTGAAGGAATGCCTCCGTCTTTAACTCGGCAAGATTACCTTCTGTCTTAGCGGCCTGCATAGCCTGCATCTCCTGTATTCTAAGTTGAGAGAGAACTGTTTCTTGCTCAATTGTAGCGTTTTTCTTAGCATCTATCTTGGCTAATTCAGCGTCCAACTTAGCTCTTTCAAGATCAATTAATGACTGTGATTGCGCCTGTTGATTCTGAGCCGCCATCTCATCATTATATTTTCTCTTCTTAGCAGACTTGTAGTTTAAGTACCAGGTAGCCTCTTTGATTCTACCCTTCTCTAACATTTCAATGATCATAGTGTAATCAGCGAGTTCAATCTCAGGCATTCCATTACGACCTACCTTAAGCGCAGTCTCTGCCGCCTCCATGATCTTAAATTTCTGTGTTTGAGAAACTTTATTTGATAGAGAAAGACCTAACTCGTCAAGAGTCATTTCAGCACCTGTCATCATAGCGTCTACAGAAGCTTGACCAAATACACCGCTGTAATAATCTCTTGTAGCTTTGTCGTATCTCATTGTGGTTAAGGCGCGAAGAATAATGTTCTCAGCGGCTTTGATTTTCAATTGCTCGAGAGCTTGTTGTAATGGCCATAGAGCGTTATTAGTAGCCTCAACCTCAAGTTCCGCAATACCAACTAGCTTGTCACCCTTTGCAGGAGATCCTGCCATTGTTGGAGTAATACCTGTGATCTGTAATAATTTTTCTACATCATGCTGATACGCTGTAATCCATTCCGCTAATTGCTTGCCAATACCACCCTCTAATTCTTCAAATGAACGAGAGGTGTTTACCTTACCTCCTAAGATTGAAGACTTGTAGAAGAAGTTACCCGTTTGCGAGTAAACTTGAACAAGATCAAATGGAGTAAACATGGTACCAGCAATACTGTTAATATTTAATGCACCTACATCAATTGCAATACCTTTAGGAGCAGCAGCTAATTTAGCAGCTTGCAACTTAAGGTGATTAATTTGCATTGAGTCATAGATAGGCATTGCCGTCTCTGTAATAGATTTACCTGGAACTCTAAGGAAGCGATAAGAGAGTTGTGGCTTTTGCTTATTAACCCTCTTCATATTCTTTTGCTTACCACCCACAGTGATGTTGGCACCAGGCAAGAAATAACCTTCGTATATAAAATGGCCGTCAACAACTACTGTTTTCTTCTTCTCTGTATTTACAACATCTCCGAACATATCCTTATAGAACTGAACACTTCCATCTCTATATCTTTTCTTGAAGAAATTACTGTCTTTAGATATATATTCAAACTCAAGAACGTCAACAAAGAAATCATCGTAACGCATACGATCTGTAATGGTATCTCTTTGTGAGTACCAAGACCATCCGTATCTATCATTAGCGTAAACAGTATCGTAAGACCACTTAGCAATCTTTGATACAAGACCTTCAGTCTCATCTTCTGAGTATCCGTTTTGAAGGAGAATCTTACGAACTTCAGGTAAACTATATTTTTGGAAGTGACCTCCGAAAGGACTGTTATCACCTTGACTCTCGTCAGTCCAAGCGCAAACAAATTTAGTTACGTCAATATATTTAACCTTTGCCATTCCTGTGTCAGGATCAGTATAATCCTTAACTACAACGAATCCAAAGTTCATAGCATCATCCTTAAGTTGACGCTCAATCTTTGTCCAATCACTATTTTTTAAACCGAACTCAGCAAGTTTTTCTATGCCAATCTCAAAGTTTAATTTAAAGCCACCAAGAGTTTCGTATAGCTCTAATTCTGTAATGTTTTCAGGAACAAATTCATTCTCAGATACTTGAGGTTTACCTATTTTTCTTAAGATCGGATCTAATTTACTCTTAATATATAATTGGTACTTCTTTAATGCTCTTTGATTGCGAGCGTCTGGATTAATAGAGTCTACTTGTATTCTCTGATTCTCTGTGCCTAATACAGACATGATAATTCTCTTGATCTCAGGAGCCATAGAGAATGGAGTAAAGTCAATATTTGCATATCCTTTACGTTTACCACGGGCATTAGCCATGTTTAAACCCGTATTTGCACCCTTGGTCTTCTCATCCCCACGGCTAGCCCACATGTCAATATATTTCTGAGGACTTTGTCTCCCTTCAGAATAATTTTTTATTTCAAATAAACGCGCAAGGTCATGTCGACTGTAGTACGTTTTGTTATTTTCATAACGATAAAAAATGGCACGGCCCACTTGAGATAACCAGTTGTTATTCTTTTTCTTAGGATCGATATCATCCCTAGGCCAAAGTACAGTATATTCGTTCATATTTTAATAATCAAAAGTAATCAAAAGTACCAAATAAATCACCATCAATTTTAGAAGCTTGTTCATTCATTTCTACAAATTTAGGGTATAATGACTTACTTCCCAAAAGTGCATAGCCTCCAGCTGTAAAAATATCGTACTTTGTCATCTCTGCTCTCCCGTCAATATTTGCCGTTTCTTCTAAAATTTCAATATGATTCTCATACTCACATCCATCCTTTAAGTATTGCTCCCATGTATCAAATATATCCTGCTTTGCTGAGTTATTAGAGCCGTCCGTGGTAATCCTACCAGGCAATGGCTTCTTCTCTCCCTGCTCATTCATATCGTATAATAGGTAACCACTTAGCTTCCACTCTAAGAAGTGTTCGTAGAGGTGAGTAATATTCATCTCAGGGTATAACATAGCTCCGTAAAATACGCAAGCCTTTGCCATATCATCAGCATACTCCTCTCTACCTACATCTCTTTGTTTGTAAGTAAGTACAAATTTATCACTATTCCATTGACTACGCAATTTTATTTCAGTGCCATTATCTCCATCAGTAGACATATCTCTTTTATAGAACATGGCTCCTGCGTGGTATGACTTCTTTTTACCACTTACCTCATGAGTCTCATATTTCGCTGGATCGGCCCCTAATACATATCTATTCATTACATTCCATGATGGTCTCCATGATTCGGTGTCTGTATCCCACTCCTTTAAATTGCGGAGTCCATGAGGAGGAAGGTGAGATATAATAAATTTACCCTCTTCTGTTTCTTTCAATATAACACGTGATCCACGTCCTGATTCCCATTCAAAGTTATATCTTCTTGTTAAGTGAGGCTGGAATGTAAGCTCACTAATTCTTCTTCTAATCTTCAACACAGGGAATGAGGAGTCTTTAGATGCTGACATAAAACATTCCTTCAATGTAAATGGAAAGTTCTGCATCTCCTCAATTAAACCCGTTTGATCATCACTTGCCTCAAATGATTTTCTCTTGTTTTGCAAATATGTTTTAGCCCCAATAGAAACCATACGGCCATCACTATTCTTAACAGGTCTTTTAGGATCGTCAACAATGGAATTGCCAAATTCATCAATAAAACCATCAAGTCCATCATATGCAGGGAAAAATATTGTAAATAAACCTGAGGCTGTTTGCCCGTTATCATTTCGAGATTCAAATTTAGAGGCAAGAATAAGTCGCTTCATTTGATCACCACCACCCTTTTCCATTTCCCCTAAGGTGGATGTTAAAAGACCAAGGCCGTGTATGTATGGTCCTTGTGCAAGGCACTTCATAACAACCCTCCATCTATCAATGATATTAACATTAATACCATTTTTAGGATCTACCTTACCCACCTCATCATGGTGAATAAAGTGAAGCTTCTCCATATCGTATGCTCTCTCTCCTGATGGTCGGTGATTAATCCAACCCTCGTGTGGAGGGAGAGAAGTTGTACCTACACCTCCTGCCGTTCTGTTTGCAGGTGCCGTAAATTGTATGGCTTCCTTAGGAACGGAAGATCCTTCTGTCATTAACTTAAAGAAGAATGGCATTCTACGCAGACGCTTGGCAATATGGTCCACAAATACTTGAGTGGAGTGATAATCTGACATACTCTGAATACCTCCAAAACGCTGTATCCCCATGGTTGCCGTTACATACCAATTTAGAAATCCTGCACGCGATGTGGCACCTTCTCTTCGGTGTTTAGGGTAGATAACTCCGTACATCGTTCTCTCTCCAGTATCAACAATAAAGTTACCCTCCTCAACATAGCACTGAGGATTAATCTCTTTAAACTCATCAACACTTTTTTTGTTATTAAAGTATCTAACAAATGATTCACTACCATCTGTATAAACCACCTTAAATTTAAATACACCATCACGTGTTGTGTATGAATACATTACACCTGCAAACCACCTTCTATCTCTATCTCTATATTCAGGTAAGCCATCCTTATTTTTAGGATTGCCAATTGGCCAAAAGTTTAAGTATGTATACATACACCCTGGTATGTAGGTAGGCTTACCATTGTTAAAAAAGAAGTAACCTTTGTAGTGCCTTCTAATTTGCTTCTTGATCCAAATAATTTCTTTAGAGTAATATGCCGCATTACTAAACAACTCCTCATCTATATCCTCAAGACGTACTACATCTTTCGGTTTAATTTGCTTCTTCTTTCTAATTACAGCCTCAATATCCTTTAATTTAGAAGGCATCTCTTGATATTGAAATCTCTGCTTATCTGGAGAGGATCCGTAGCCATCTATTTTTTTTATAGCCTCCTCATATGGAAGATTATAATATTGATCAGGAGTTGGAACGGGTATTTCAATTTTAAACAAGTCCTCATCATCCGTATTTAAAAATACAGACGAGTCGGCTATTTGATATGGGTACTTACTATCACGCATCTATTTCAGGAAATACATCCCCTTTATCTTGAAATTCACGAATATATTCTTCGGGCCTAATGCCTAGCGAATCGAGCAAAGTAAACTCAGTCAACTCATCATCAAGATCCTTACTTTTTTCTCCTTGCAAAAATTCATTCTTAGAAGAAGTAATCTGACTCATAGTCATATTAATAATCTCCCTTCGCGTCTTCTCTGCCTGAACTATCTTTGCTTGAGCTGCTTCATCCTCTGCCTCTAATTTAATCTCTAATTCAGTGTAACGTAAGAGGGCTTCCTCTGCGGACTTCCAAACCATATACTGTTCACCACCCATAAGCAGTAAGAAATATATTGCCCTTCTATTCACGCCCTTAATTTTCCAAGACAACATATCTGTAATATGTTTTGAATATGGAGGTTCAATATTGAGGCACTGCATAGCCCATGTCTTTCTTCTCTTTAAGTCAGGTATACCCTGTCCTGGAGATCCAAGATCATACATAAATATCAAATATCTCAGAACAAGATCTGGATCTAATTGCTTAGGTAAATCATTTGCCGAGAATATTATAGAGAATTTAGATAGATCAGAAAATTCAAATAGAACAGGCTGATCCATAGGTATCTTATGGATCGGATATTTTAATTTCTCAAACTCTTTGTTATCGAATTTCATAACCCATTACATCATTGTGTCTAATTAAAAAATATCTCTCCTTAAGCTTTTTATTTAAGTGAGCCTCTAGAGGAACGCCACGATCTTTTCTTACCTTCACATACCACCCCTCTTGAGGGATAGCATCAGTACCAAAGGCAAGTTCTTTTTCAGGACTTGGACCTCCAACTTTTATTATTCTCCACACATCTTTTTCAAATGTATCTTCCTCGTCCTTATCAATTGTAATAACAAAATCACTTTTCTTTTTATTTTGTAAAGCTGGAAGGACTAAAGAAAATCCGTTAGGAATAATCATTTCTCCATCACGTATAGTAAGATAAACCATTTCTGGATTCGCAAGATGAACCTTAGCATCTCCATCAAAAATAATTCTATTTGACTCTCCGTATACACCACACATTTCTCGGATTTCATTGTACTTAATAAATACGCTATCTCCCTTTTTCCACGTTAAATAATCGGAGTGTACCGTGCAGTCAATGTTTGTCCAATACTCTGCATCTTGACCGTTTTGGTGAAGTGACATATGTATTCTAGTTTCCCCTATGTTAAAACCCGTAACTAAATGATTTCCATCATTTAAAATAACAGGTAAATAATTCAAATACTTCATATAATGTTTTTTTCGTGTGTGAAATTGAAATACTTTTGTATAGGACTGTTCTAGTCCTGTGTGTGTTTTTTATTTGTGTGCAGAAAGTGGGAACAACGGTTCCCATTTTTTGTTAGTGATTTTTTACCTGTGTAAACTTATGAAGCAACAATATTGCCTCTCTACCATTATCTGTCTCATAGGCAGTGCCAAATGACAAAATGTATAATTTCATAATTGTATTTTTTTTGTTTTATCTAACATTGCTTTGTAAATATCCTTCAAGACCTTCATCATGATTCCAAATAAACGCCTGAGCTGCTCTTAATGATTGATACCCCATCTTCTTGTGCCATTCATCTAACGCACATATTGAAGGCAGAAATCTCACCTTAACACCTCGGTATTCATTTACTTGTTCTTTGTGGTAATGTCCACAATGAGCCTCTCTAAACTCGGTTTCCGCGAACATTTCTGGATTCTCAGTAGCCATTATTAGAGGCATATCAGCAGGTTTTTCATTATCTCCATGGGTAAACATTATCATGTTTTTACCATATCTGTAATATTTTCTAGGCATTGTAGAGTTATCTACATTTACGTTTGGATCATTTCTGTACCACCCTGCCAATACATCTCCAGCATAAAACATTCTCTCGTAGTCATGATTTCCAGATACAACAATAATATCTACAGGGGCTACACTTTTTAAAAAATCTACTGCTCTAACTATTAGAGTCCAATATCCCTTAAATGATTCTTTCCATCCAATAACATCATGCTGAGGTGTACCCTTTGTTGTGGCCATTCTCATGCCATCTGTATTCATTCCGTCATTTCCGATTGGGAGAAGAATCTTCTCAATATTTATTCCTCTTCCTTTGTTAACTAAATCTTCAATAGTGTCAAGGAATTGCTTTTCCATTTCCTCTAAGGTAATATCTGTTAATTTTCCATAGTGAATATCAGGCAAAGAGATCTCAAGAGTTGACTTCACTTTGTAGTCAGGTCCTCTGCCTTTAGTTATTACTCTAGCTTTAGGACTGTAACTAGCTGCAAATTCTTCAATGTCTTTTTGAATCTCTTCAGCTCTTCTCTCACTTTTAGTTACTACAGAGAATCGCTGTTCCCCTTTCATGTTTTGCCAATACTTAACTGAATTAACCATTGAGTGATCAATACCATTTCTATCTAAGTACTGTTCGAACTCGGTTATAACATTATCAGAATCATTAGACAACTCAACCTTCACTACCTTTCTATTGACTTGTTTTCTTTCAGATCTAGCAGCCCTTAAAGCTGAGGTAGCGTCCTCAATATTAACTTTAAACTTTCTTGATATGTAACTTGGTCCTGATTTTAAGTAACCTGGCCTAGCGTGAAGTATCTGTACTAATTTTTGGATTGTCATATAGCTGGTATAAATATTTTAAAACTACACCTTAGTATTGTTGTAAGCCTCGTTTGATTTCAATAAAGTGAATGACTCCACAAATGTTTTATATGGGCAGTCAATTATTAAAGGCTCGTTAGAACCTATTAAATATATTAATGTTCTAGATCCTATTGATGCCGATCCATCGTTTCTAAACTCAACATCCGCTTGTATTGCAGTAACCTTAGTTACGTCAAAAATAATAGGAACAAAGTCAGTGTACAAACCCTGACTTGGATTGTTTTCTATTTCTTCTTCGCTATTCCAGACTACACAGTACGTGCTACACAGAACAGGTAATGGTGCAGATTCCTCTTCTTTTTTCTTTTTGGATTTGAAAAACATAGATTTTATTTTATCCAAAAATACAAAAATCCCCCTTAAGTAGGGGGACTTTCTTTTTGACTTAGAACGGAAGGTCGCTCTCGTCTTTATTTTGGTTTGTGGTCTGGGGGGCGTTTTCTGTTGATGCTGACTCATTATTGTTTGATTTAGGTTCTCCCTCAATCTTCCATGCCTGAAGAGAATTATATACTCTACCGTTATGCTCTCTCCCTTTTAGATTGAAATGAACATCAATCTCATCTCCAACTTTATACGTATCAATAATAAACGTATTATTGTTTATAAGTTGAAACTCAATAATCTCAGGGTATTTACCCTCAATCTCAAGAACAAATGTTCTAACAGCAAATTTGGCACTCTTCTGTTCGGTGTTACCTACCGATTTGATTTTTCCTTTAATATTCATTTTATGTAATTTTGTTTTGCAAATTTAACAATAAAGTTTAGAATATAAAGGAATGGTTTTAATAGTTTTCAACAAACAGAGGTTAACTTGTTATTAAAATTTATTTGTAATATTTGTAAGAATGTCATTACATTTGCAAAAGTAAAAACACACACATAATAAAAAACCATGTTACACATTGACAAAAACATTCCGATCCCAGATAGTAGTGGAAGAGGACGCAAGACTGAATACATCTTGCCAGAATTAGAAGTTGGAGATTCTTTCTTTGTAAAAGGAGAGACCTCAAAGTACTTAGCTAAATTGTTCTACCAAAAGAAGAAAAGAAACTACGAGTTAACCGCAAGAACTATGGATGGCGGTGTTCGTATTTGGAGAGCAGCGTAAAACTTATTATCTTTGTTTACGATTCGAGTAGCAGCGGATCAAAAAACATAAAAATATTAGCCCTGTTGAATGGTGTGAGACTGCTACCTCCCCATTCTTCGGGGCATTTTTTTTCACATTATGAACACAGGACAAATTGTAAGAGCAAAATCAGTAAGAGATTTTACTATGGTCAAGAATGATGTTCTTAGATCAAAAAATTTAACAATAGAGGAGAGAGGTCTTCTTGTCTACCTTCTTTCTTTACCAGAAGATTGGATATTATATAAATCCAAGCTGCATGAAAATATGCCAGATTCTAAAGGCACTATTGACCGTGTTTTTAAAAACTTACAGGATAAAGGTTATATAATATCAGTTAAGGTTATTGATGTCAAGACAAAAGTCTTTAAAGGGTGGAATCACGTTGTTTATGAGGATCCGATATTAGAAGATTCCGACACTCGGGAAAAGCCGACATCGGTGTTTGCCGACCTCGGTCAAAGTATGCCTATACAAAGACAGAGTATTAATACAAATACAGAAGTTAATACAAATACAAATAATATATTGGCAAAATCGAAGAAGAAAAGTTTTGTGCCGCCAACTGAAGAAGAAGTAAAGGTATTCTTCAAAGAGCATGGTTATAACGAGGAAACGGCAATCAAATGTTATGGGTACTATGTTGATTTAGGGTGGACGGATAGTTACGGCAACAAAGTCTTAAACTGGAAGAGTAAGATGAGGAACAATTGGTTTAAGGATCAATACAAGATTCAGGAGGGGAAGATTAAGGTTAGGGACATATTCGGAGGAACACATTTAAAAACACAACAAGAAATAGACAGAGCAGAACCAGGATACTTCAAGAAAATATGAGCAACTACCAAAAAATAACAGCACTAGGAATTAAGTGCAAGGACATCTCAGGACAACAGAAGGTTAACTGCCCGTTCTGTGTCGAAGGGAGATCAAACAAGAAGGACAAGAGTCTCTCCGTTAACGTGGAGATGGGAGTGTACAAGTGCCACTACCCATCATGCTCGGCCTCAGATGGCAAGAGTGTAAATGTTAATGAGAGGAAAGTGGAATACGTGAGACCTGTTTCTCGATTGCAGAAGGTGAGTGATAAGGTTGTCTCTTGGTTTGAGTCGAGAGGTATATCAAATAACACTCTGCTCCAATTTAAAGTTACAGAGGAGGAACAGTTCTTCCCTCAGGTACAGAAGAGCCGAAATGCTATCTGCTTCAATTACTTCAAAAACGACACTTTAGTCAACGTAAAGTACCGTGATGCAGAGAAGAATTTCAGAATGGTTTCTGGAGCAGAATTGATCATGTACAATCTGACCTCATTAGAGGGCTATAAATGGTGTGTAATCGTTGAAGGTGAAATGGACTGCCTCTCAATGCACGAAAGTGGAATCTACCCTGTCGTAAGCGTCCCAAATGGAGCCTCTAAGGGTAATCAGAATCTTAAATACTTGGATAACTGTATTGATGAGTTTGCTGACAAGGAAAAAATCATAATTTTTACAGATAATGATTCAGCAGGACTTTCTCTTCGAGAGGAGTTGACAAGGAGACTTGGAAGAGAGAGGATATGGTATGTAAATTCTATCGATGGATGTAAGGATGCCAATGAGATACTTCTCGCCTACGGTTCTGAGATGTTGAATAAGGTAATCGCTGAGGCTTATCAGATCCCGATAGAGGGAATTGAAAAGGTAAATGATGTTAGAGATAAGATCAATGATATATACCTCAACGGTTTTCCTACAGGACTTAAGGCTGGATATCCAATGCTTGATGATCACATCTCATTTAGAGGTTCTGAGTTTACGATAATTACAGGCACGCCCAACGCAGGTAAGTCTACATTTCTAAGTAATATCATTGTCCGTCTTGCAGCAAAACACTCGTGGAAGATAGCCATGTTCTCTCCAGAGAAACAACCGACAGAGATCCTATTCACCGAGTTAGCAGAACTATTCATAGGCAAATCCTTTTTCTCCTACAATCCGATAAACAAGATGACTGAGAAGGAGGTTGATGTTGCCCGTGAGTTTGTGGAGGATATGTTCTTCTTCATGAAGATAGATGAGATGGATGTGACTATTGATGGCATTCTCGATAAGGCTGCCGAACTTGTGAAGAGAAACGGAATCAATTGCCTTGTAATAGATCCGTGGAATTACGTAGAACATCAAGTCCCAAAGGGGATGAGCGAAACACAATATATATCAGAGGCATTAACAAAAGTAAAAAGATTCAAAGATCGTTATGGAGTACACGTTTTCCTTGTCGCACATCCGACTAAAATTAGAAAAGAGAATGGAGCATATGTTGTCCCTACTCTCTACGACATTGCAGGTTCAGCACATTTCTTCAACAAATGTGACAATGGTTTTGTGGTCTATCGAGATTACGCAACTGGAGAAACACAGGTCCACATTCAGAAAATCAGGTGGTCTTTTGTGGGAAGAGTTGGAGAAGTTAGATTCGTATATGATGTAAAGTGCAAGCGTTTCACTGAGATCGGAAGCGAGGAAAGGTTTAGTCCAATAAATGATTACGAACAAAAAAATGAAGAGGTTTATGGAAACGAAGACATACCATTCTGATCCAACTTTCCAGTACGGACTCAGACAAGTGGCAATAACATCATATAAAAATGGAGAGCTAATCGGCTCAAAAGAAGCGTTTTACGAAAATATAGAAGCTGTTCATATCTGTGTTGATAAAAAATATGTAGAAATAATTGAAGTTTTATTTGCATTTTGTGAGAAAAATGTTAGATATTTGCGAAAGAATAATTTAATACCTAAAGAAGTAAATGAGAAAATCAAAACAAATGCAAGTAATCGAACTTGCAAAGAGCTTGGTCTCGGAAAGCCAAATGGTTCAAAAAAGTACCAGGAAAAATATTTACATAATCTATACAAATTTGTCTACTGGGATTTTATTCAAAATCACTCAATAGATCATGTGAAGGAAATGTTTAACAAGATAAATCAATAAAAAACAAATGACAACAGAAAAAGAACAAAAGAAAATTCAATTTGGAGACATACTAGAATATGTGCCGAATGAAAGGAAGGAAAGATTCATTAACGATCTAATTCTTTACGTGCCTCACCTGAAAGAAGAGGCTGACAAGTTTAACCATGTAATTCACAATGTTGCTATAGGCACTAACATGAGAAACTATATAGACCTCATGAAAGATTTGGCTATGAAAGTTTACAACGCAACAGGAGAAAAGAATAGAAAGAGAGAAAATGTTGCCTATCGTCAAATGGTGATGTGGATGATGTATAAAACACTTCCTATTACACTAACTGGTGTTGGTGAAGAGTTTGACAATAAGCACTATGCTACAGTATTATATGGCATTAACGAATTTCAAGATTGTGTTGAGACATCATGGAAAGATAGAATGTTAGTTCAATACTTTGTTGAGAAAATGGAAGAGCATGGATACTCACAACCGCGAGTAGCGTACAAAGAGTTACTTTATAAATTAAAAATTCAAGAATAAAAAAAATATGGAAATTACAATTGACAAACCGCATCAAACCGTTTACACTTTTAACGGTGAGGTTACCTTAGACATGAAGTACACATACGTTCTAACTAAGATCGTGAACTTTGCAGGAACAGCATATGCAGTAGATGCTCACCCATCTTCAAGCGAAACAAATTGGGGTAGCTGGAGTGAAATAAAAAAACAATTCGTTGAAGATATAATTGTTAAACACTACGAGACACATGGAGCAGAGTAAAACCACTATAAGCAAAATCAAGTACAATTATAAGGATGAAAATAGTTCAAATACTCTTGAAAGTGTAATTGCAGATCTTCGTAAAAGAGAAGAAAAAGGTTTGAAAGAATATGGGACCACGGTTGACAGAAAAGATCTAATTTTGAAAGATTGGATAAAAGAAGCCTATGAAGAAGCCCTCGACCTTGCCGTCTACCTACGAAGAGCTATGGATGACATACAATGAAGAAACAGAGACTTACACTCCTGTTATTGTCACTTTAATGGATTACGAATACGAAGAAGATAAAAAATATGGAAAATAACTTGCTTTTTTTAAAACACTTAATTAAGAATATGCACCCTGACTGGACGGATGCACAGGTAGAAATGGAGGCTATTCGCACCTCCTTAAATCAAAATAATGATGATGAGGAGGGATGCCTCTACTGCGGATCGTAAAATAACACACACACAAATGAAAACAGTTAATAGCCTAAGTGGTGGTAAAACATCATCTTATATGGCTGCCAATTACCCTGCGGATTATAACATATTTTCTTTAGTTAGAACTAATGATAAAAGTTGCATATTTCCAGATGAAAACATAAGAAAAATAATATCCGAAAAAATAGGTGTTGAGTTTATTGGCACCTTAGAAATGGATGATATTATTTACACAATGCTTGATTTAGAACAATTCATAGGATCTGAAATAACATGGGTTACAGGTGATGCCTTTGAAGATGTAATAGACAAAAAATCTATGTACTTGCCAAATATTATGACTCGTTTTTGCACGACAAAGATGAAGACGGATCCTATCTTTCATTACCTTAAAAAACACACTGAACTTCCAGTAGAAATGAGAATAGGATTCAGAGCTAATGAAATGGACAGAGCGTCTCGTATGTTAGCAAAGGCAGGAGAGGACGGAATAGAAACTTACAAGGCTACTATTCAAAAAAGAAAAGATGGTAAAAATAAATGGGAGGTATTTCCATATAGATACGCTAAATTTCCTTTGATTGAAAATAATATTCATAAAGACAATGTGGAGGAATATTGGAAAGACAAGCCTGTTAGATTTGCGTACATGAACAACTGCATTGGCTGTTTTCACAGAAATCCAATGCTGCTAAAACACATGAGTGCTAAATGCCCTGAAAAGTTTGATTGGTTCATTAAACAAGAGGATAGAACTGGAAACCAGTTTAAATCAGAATTATCTTACGCTCAAATAAAAAAGCATAGGTTGCAGATAGATCTATTTGATGATGATTTTAATTCATGCGATTCAGGATCTTGTGGGTTATAACAAGATCGTGTTAATATCATTCAATTGACTTTACAAAATTCTTTTATATCTTTGTAAAAGAAAATAAAAACACACAATGAAAAATTTAATCGATAAAGTAGAAGAGTTCAACACCGCCTTTAATCTACCTATTAGAAAGGAAACAACAAATTTAGATCGTAACGAGATCGTTCTCCAGTACAGACTTTTATTAGAGGAATTAGAGGAGTATGCAGATGCAGCGGCTGATGGTAATTTAGTGGAGGTAGCTGATGCCATTGGGGATATGCTTTATGTACTGATTGGGACTGCAATACGTCACGGTATTCAGGATAAATTAGAGGATATCTTTAATGAGATACACCGATCTAATATGTCAAAATTAGAGGACGGTAAACCAGTATATAATGACTACGGAAAGGTTGTAAAATCCTCTTCATACTCACCACCAAATATTAAATTATTACTATGAACAACTGGTTGATACTTGCATTAGCTATTTCATGCCTAATAGTTATTGCAGCTTATCTTGACGGGAATGATAACCAAAACGGATTCTCTGCATGATAATAAAATTAAACGAATCGGAAGTACACTTCCTAAGAACATTGGCCTCCACAAGAGCATTTGTTAGCAGAAAAAAAAACGTGGTGGACCAGAAGTTTGCCTCGGATAAGTCGGGATACGAAATAGACTTTGACGGATGCCTCTCTGAGTACGCCTTCTGCAAGTGGCACAACATCCACTTCAGCCTCTCCTTTGGAGATGATACAGCAGGTCAGCCAGATTGCATATTTAAACATTTGAGCATAGATGTAAAAAGCACTCGCCTCCCAAAGGGGCGTATGATTGTTAAGTTGAATCCTCAACCAATGGATATGTATGTCCTCGCTATAGTTGAGGATGACTACACTATTCGCTTTGCTGGATACGCCCGATCAGAGGATGTAAAAAAAGAAGAGAACATTCGTAACCTTGGAACAGGAGATTCGTATGTACTAGAACAAGATCAATTATTAAGATTTAAAGAAAATGCACACAAAAAAAACTAAGGTATCTTACTTCCACGATAAGGAAGAGAACAAAATGTTAGAAGTTACAGAATGGGCCAATGGAGCTGGAGTGGACATTGCCATTACCAATGAGAGTGGTAGGCAATTGATCCCTCTCTCTTATAGAGACGCAAAGAACCTACGCAGACTTATTAGGTATATACTACGTCCAAATGTTGATTAAAGGCTTTTATATAGAGGCTATGGAGGTCTTAACCAATACTGGAGGGATAGACTTCTTTGATCTCACACCAACGGAACAATTAGTCACCACCATGTTTGATATCCGAGATGTGATGTCCATAAGACAGGTTGATGAATTAGTTCCAGAATATACTGTAATAGAAATAGGCATGGGAAACCCACGCCTATTCAAATTATCTTACGAGTCGATTAAGTCTATCTTTATGAACCGAGATTCTATTTAGGTTTTTTACAAGACGCATCCATCTTGTTGATATTCACTCGACCACCCTTACCGCCTTTCACAACTATTCCTTTTTTACCACCCTTGTCTGCTTTAGCCTTGTCTCTCCAGTCTTTTGTTTTTGGAGTAGATGCAGTCTCTTCAACAGGAGTGCCTTTGTAGTATTGCTTTAAAGCCTTACCTTGCTTTTTAATACCCTCGTTAAGGCTTTTGTTTAAAGCTCTCTCTTCTCTTCTAACCTGTCTCTTTTCTTGACGAGCTTCTTGACGAGGATTATTATCTGTAGACATTCCTGTAATAGGATTAGTCTTAGATGTGGTATACATTTTAGCCATTATATTTTTTAGGTAAATTCGTTCCTTTATATACTTTCTTAGCCTTCTCTCTTACAGACATTGTGTTCTTTGTCTGTTTTGCTTTTGCAGGATCAACTGAAAAAGCTTTAGAGGTAGTTTTCTTTCTGCTCGTTTCTGGATTTACATCAAGCACACGCTTTCTTCCAGCAGCTCCAGTATATTTAGTTTTATTAATAACGTCAACCATTTGTTCTCTTGGAGAAACTTTAATCTTACTTGTAGTAATTTTCTTTCCACCTGAACTTAGATTTTTAGTAACAGTAGTCTTAGCTACCTTGTTACCTGTAACCTCACGAGTTTTAGTACTCCCATCGCGTGTAACTTTTACATCACGACCTAATAAGTTTTTTCTAATTTTATCCATTGTAATTTAATTAAGCTGTAATATCTCTTCCGTCCATAGCATATACATTCACCTTTGCGTATGGAATATTAACATTCGTAGTGCTATTCAAAACACCCATCTGCGAAATGTAGCAGGCGTAACCACCAGAATCTAGATAATATTCTGTGCAATACTCATTTGCATTAATAAATAAATCATTATTAGATTTATCAACTGCTACTCCATCATATGTAACAGGTAAAGGATACGCTGAATTTCCAGTGATAACAAAAGAGGTTAAGAAAGTAACCTTGCTAAAATCAGTTAAAGGATCACCTCCGTTATTATTAACTCGGATATATTCTTTTCTATTTAAATCGAATGCGTTCATGGTATAAAATATTTAAGCAAATATACTATTTTTTTAAGAGCAATTCCATTTTTTTAAAGAAAGTGCTTTTCTTGTTGGTTTACCTTTCTCGTCCTTCATAGGTCCGGGCATACCAGACATTCTCGCGCAGAAGGATTTGCGTCTTTTATCATCCTTACTCCCCTTCTTTATTTCAGAAGGTTTCTTGGTTACAGCGGTTTGTAACTTCGATCCAGGGTTAGCTTTTCTATAAGAGGCAACTCCTTTTGCATTGAGACCTCCTTTTGGATCCTTCCCCTCCTTACGAGTCCAAGCTGGTGTCTTAGCCATTACTTTTTCTTTTTAGTTTTAGACTTAATGATTTGCTTCTGTCTTTCCATTGCGGCAGTAGGAGCCTTTGGTTTAGCACCAGTCCTTTTGTTTTCCTCAGCTTTTTTACGGATATTATCCCAAAGTCCTCTTGGAGACACACTACCATCCTTTCTTTTAAGCATCTGTTTTTTCATCGTCCCTGACCTTTATATGACTTAACATAATTTTTAGAAGTCTTAGAACACGAACACTTCGTCTTTGCAATAACACCAGGTCTCTTAACCTTTGGCTTCTTCTTGAAATTGGATGTACTCTGTACCTTTGCCATATCTTATGATCTCTTTAATTTATTAACCTTTCTATTAGCAGCTATTGCATTCTTAGCAGAGTATTTTCTACCTGTGCTAGCATCAGTAATGGAGATGCGAGAGTTACCTCCAGCCTTCTTAGTCTTGGTCATGGTAACATTACCATCAACTTTAGTCTTAGTCTTATTACCTTTGTTATCCACCTTAACCTCTCTCGACTTAAGGACTTTCTTCTCTCCTCCAGCTAAGGAACTAACTTCCTTCATACTGTAGAAACGATTCTTACCATTACCCTTCTTACCAGGCATGGCAATAGATAAGTTTTTCTTTACCTGCTCTCCAGTATCTGTATTTAAAGTAGTCTTACCTTTTGTAAGAACTCCAGTCTTCTTATTATAGCTGAGTGGATTCTTTACACTCTCTTTATTTTTACGTGGCTTATCCATTTATTTTTTATTTATACAAACAAAGATATTGAAAAAAATAGTACCTTGCATCTATGAAAAAGCAAAAAAGTAAATGCCCTGAATGTGGGTACTATAACGCTCACCAATTAGGCTGCTCTCAGATCGGTAAGAAGCCACTCCTATGCGACATCATCAAAGATTATAAGTCAAGTCTCAACTCTGGAGAGGAATACAAACTTCCCAACAACATTTAAAATTGTTAATAACTTAATTTGCATATTGTTTTCCGTTATTCTTACATTTGTGAAAATAATATAAAATGAGTCAATTAAATTTAACAAGCAGTGGGATAGAAGCCTTTACTGAAGCATTTGAGAAATTACTAATAGAGCTTTTGGCTCTTAACTTGGATGCAAGTAATGAGGAAATCGTAGAATCTGCAACAAAGCTACTTGCTGGATTTGAAGGCATCTCACATGAGCCTCTCACGGAAATGAGAAACAATCCTGAGTTTCAAAACTACGCAAGATTATTTCGTGCCTCATTAGAACAAAAGGATACAGATGAAGATAGTGAAGCAGCTGGTGTATGAGCGAATGCTCCGAAAGACCTTTAGCGAGGATCTCTCTGACGAATTAAAGCTAGAAGTCTTGACGTGGGTACTCTCTCAAATGAATAAGAAAGAAAAAGTAATAGCTCCGTTGGCCAGGAGATCGTAAAACACAGTAAGCCTCTGACACAAGCTCAAGTAACTGTTCTCATCGTATAGGAGATAGAGTTAGCCTTCTCGACGTCGTTTAAAAAGGCAAGATCGTCATATATAAATACCTAGTTTGGCGGCTGGGTGACACCTCGGAAAGACGAGGAACACGGGGGAGTGGCGGAATGATTGTACAAAGAGTAATAGTATGTACATGATATGGTAGACGCTAAGGAGGTAAGATAGATAACACATAAGAGGATTACCTAAGGTATAAGCAGGACCACCTGTTATAGCCTTTCCAGTGAGTGTTGTCGTGCAGGATCATAACCTGCCTCCCTTGCAAACTAAATACAATGAGCAAGAAATACACTATTGAACTATCAGAGGAGCAAATGAGGTTGATCTCAGATTGCATGGATGATGTGTCTCGTTTTGCTGCTGGACAATGGCAGTTAAGAAGCACCATTGAAGAAATGTTGAGAGGCTTGCCATTTGAAGAGCAGATGAAAAGACGTGATGAAGCTGAGGAATTACTAAGACAGGCTAAAAGAGTTCTTCTCCCTGACTTTGCAGATAATCAAAGTTTTGGATACAACAGCACCGAGTTTATCGGAAACACCTATCAAATCACCAGAACAATATTGTATCAACTTGCAAAAGACAATGACTGGGATAATGTCTATTCCTCTCCTGCGTTAGCAAGTGGAACTTTAGGAACAATTAAAATTGTACAGCAATGAGTAAGCTATACACAGAAGAGCAAGTTAGAAAACTGCTTTATCAATTATCATTTATACCATCTCGGATAGACGATACTATTGATTCACTAACCCCAATAAAACTACCAAGTAATGAGGAAATAGAAAAAGAGTTCACAACGGAAAATCAAATTTTTGTTGATAGAATTAATGGTGCTAAATGGATGAGAGATAAAATCAAAGGAGGTAATAATGAGTAACAAGACACAAACATCTGTAGACTTTC